GGTTTAAAGGGTGCTGTTAAAGCACACACTGGTCAACATAAAATGTTATCAAGTGTATTAAAAGGCAATGGCAAAAACAAAAAAAGATCCTAAAGTAGGTACAGGTAAAAAACCTAAAGGCTCTGGTCGTAGATTATATACAGATGAGAACCCAAAAGATACTGTAGGTATAAAATTTGCAACACCAGCAGATGCTAAAAAAACAGTATCAAAAGTTAAAAAGATTAGTAAACCCTACGCTAGAAAAATACAGATACTAACTGTAGGAGAACAAAGAGCAAAGGTTATGGGCAAATCTAAAGTAGCTGCTATATTTAAGAAAGGTAAAGAAGCTATAAGAAAAGGGAGAAAAACATAATGGCACTTGCAAAGAGTCAAAGGAGTTTGAAAGCATGGGGAAAGCAAAAGTGGAGAACGAAATCTGGGAAGAAGTCTTCGGAGACTGGGGAAAGATATTTGCCAGAGAAAGCTATCAAGAGTCTATCAGCTTCGGAATATGCAGCGACAACAAAAGCAAAGAGGCAGGGAACAAAGAAGGGAAAACAATTTGTGAAACAACCAAAAGGGATCGCAAAGAAAACATCTAAATATAGGAGATATAGCTAATGTACGGAATGAAAAAAACTAATATGAAAAAGAAACCAACTGGTATGAAAAAAAAGTATAAAGGTTTTTCTAAATTGCCAGAAGGTGTACAGAAAAAAATAAATAAAAAGCTAGCTAAGAAAGTATAATGAGAAAGGGCTTATATGCTAACATCCATGCGAAAAGAAAGCGTGGTGGAAAAATGAAAAAGAAGGGTGCTAAGGGTGCACCTTCAGCTGCAAACTTTAAGAGAGCAGCTATGACAGTAAGGAAAAAATAATGGCAAAGTCACCCGCATGGCAACGTAAAGAAGGTAAGAATCCTAAAGGTGGATTGAATGCTAAAGGTCGTGCATCTTATAATAAATCTACTGGAGGAAATCTAAAGGCTCCTAGCAAAACAGTTGGTAATAAAAGGCGTGCTAGCTTCTGTGCAAGGATGAAAGGGATGAAGAAGAAACTTACTTCAGCTAAGACAGCAAGAGATCCTAATAGTAGAATTAATAAGTCACTTCGTGCTTGGAATTGTTAATGAGAGATACAAAACTTATCAATGCTTATGTAGTTAAACAAGCTAGAGATAAAAAGCAGTTAGAACTATTTAGAAATTTAAAGAAAGAAGTAGAGACAGGTGCTAATGGTACTCAAAATTACATGATAAAGAAAGGTGTAAATAAAAATACAATAGCCAAGAAATAAAAAAGGGGAGCCATGTAGACTCCCCCAGCAGGTAACAACAAAGACACACAGAGATTACTCTGGGTGTCTTTTTTTTTGGGCTGATTGATACATAGATCTATCACCCCATCTCTTTCTCCAGAGAAAGCTACTAAGATTAGAGGCGTATCTTTCTAGATACTCCATGAATATGTTATGCCAAAATAATCTTCTAAATGTTTTGTATAAGTTGTTTAACATCATTTTCTAATTTTTTACCTAACGAGTTAGCGTGATTAATTATTGCTGCACAAAGATTAGCTTGATACGGAAAACCTCTTAACGCATCTCTAATCTTACCAACAGGCTTNCCACCATAGTCAATTACTATAGCATTCTTTTCATTGAGACCAATCTTCAATTCAAATAGCAAACCTGTATAGGGNTCATCATTATTTTTTGTCGACATCCTTTCCTCCATTAGGCTCTGACAGTTGAAGTGATGTCATTATATGCATTAGTGCATACACTTCAGCATATGGTCTAGCCATTAAGTACTTCATTATATCTTGCAATTGTTTTGCATCAATAAGATACTGCTTTGCTTTCGGTTGTGTTTCTTTATCCATTATTTTCTCCAAGATGTTTGTGTATTGTTTCTATATTTTCTTCTGCAGTAGACACTATGTTTATTAATTTATCTAGTTCTTCTGTAAATTGTGGGTGCTCACCAATACCTACAGGGTTATGTAGGTATACAGATATCTTTGCTATTGCATCGTCTATCTGTGCTTTGTATTTTGATAGCAAAGCATCTATAAGAAGTTGGCTTACATCCATTATTGTGCTCCTTTAAATTGATAGTATTTATTTTCTACTAACTCTGCATCATCTAAATACGGATTAGCTTTAGCTGATTCAGATTCTCTAGCATCTCTTATTGTTTGATTTAAAGTTCTACCTTCCTTTAAACATCCATGTACAAAGTCATCGACTTCTAATATTGCCTGCTTAACTTGCCCCATTACTGACCTCCTTTATTAGTCTATTTAAATACCAACTAGCTTTCTGTAAATCTTCTAGTGGCTCACCTTTAAACTTATATCTTGAAACATATTTCAAAACATTACCTTTAAGATATCCATGATACTCATCACTCTCCATACAATCACGGATAACATCTATAGTTTCTTTTTTACCATGCATGTAATGTGTAGGAGAATTTACATTATCAAATGGTACTTCATTTTCATATGACATATCTGAACCGTGTTCTTTTAAAGATACATATGTTCTTTTACTTTTTACCATACTTTCTCCTTATTGTATTATACTCTACCATTTCTAAATCATACTCACCTTTACTTACATTACGTTTAATTACAAGGCCACTCCACCACATTTGCTGTGTAGCTTTAGCATAGTTTTCTTTATGATGCAAGTAACATCCAGCAGATAATCCCATTAATTTTCTACCAGAAGGTACTGCACAAATAGCATAATCAAATGTGTGTATATGTCCTACAGTAGAAGATACTTTATTTTTTAATAGGAGAGAACGAGCAACATTGTCACCGCTAATAGGCTTACCCATGACACCAGTAGGATAGTTATGGCAATAATATACACCATCAACATTGACAGGCTTTTGGTATGGGTAAACTTCCCAACCGAATTTTTCAAATTTAAAGTCGTCTGTGCTAATTGTGCCTTCAAGTTCTGGTATGTCATCTACTGTTCTATCTATTCTTTCTTCGTGATTACCAAGTAGCATGATCTTTCTTGGTCGTCTTCCTTCGAGACCTTTGTTAAATTTATCTAATGCATCATGAGCATGATCTATATCTTTCTTATATCTTCTACCTTCAAATGATTTCTTACCTTTATCATAACTAGATAGTGAATCCATACTAGCAAAGTCTCCCATGCATATTATGGTATCTGGTTTCAAATCTCTTGCAAACTTACCTGCCCACAAAAATCTGTCATTGCTTGCCTTTGGAGTACAATGAGGGTCTCCTATTACTAAGTGCGTTGCCATTAGTTTAACTCCTTATCTCTTTTGTTTTTTAAAAATTCAAGAAAGTCAATCACATTAGAATCGTCATCAAATTCTGCAACAGAACTAATAGACATATCTTTCTCACCTTTGCTTTTATCGTCAGCAAATCCACGAAGACCCCAAAGAAAAGTTGAGTGAGGATCCGTAGTTGCCATCTTTATCATACCCCTAGCTATTGTAGAGCATAATTCATATTCTTCTGTAGTCATTACAGATTTACTATCCATGATAATACCACAAGTAAATCCTTTCTGCCACGGAGTGACAATTATTTTAACAGAATTAATTAAACTTAGTTTATCTTTATTTTTCATCCCAATACCTGCTATAGTTTTCGTTATTATATTCTAGGATCTTATGTTCAAAACCCCTCTTCATACCTTTCTACCAAATTCATTAGCTTCTTCTTCTTTATCAAATATAACATTAGTAAATAATTTATAATCTTTTTTTGTTTTATTTTTAAATACTATAAAGTATATCATATATTTTGTAAAGAGTCAATGGTGAATAGACCCCTCAAACTACTCACCACTAAACTCTACTCCTTCACAAGGAAGCCTATAATTCTTTAACACTATTTGTTTACAGTTTTCCATACTTTTATGGCAGCTTTTTTAATATTATTATCCCAATAAAAAGGACTAGGATCTGTATTCAAAGGTGTTATTTTTATAGCATCTTCTATGTTATTATTACACATATCTATATAGTTTTCTAAAGATTTAAAATCTCTTAATAGTTCTGTGTAACCTTCTTTAACGTCTTCTTTAGTAAGATCATACCAAAATGTTTTCTTAGGTGAGGCATACAATAAAGCTATTGGCTTGTCATGTAGTACAGAGTACAATGCCTGCTGTCTAAGATGATCTACTTTAGGTTTAGTAGGTAATCTAAGCGTTGACTTTAAATCAACTATTAAGTTATCATATTCAAAATCAGTAAACAATCTAACTGGGTATTTTATACCTTGAATACTTGCAACTTTTTCTTTTTGATAACTAATTATATCTCTTAATTGTCTTTCATATAATTTGTCTTCAAACTTTTTAGCTAT